CTAAAGCCCTGAGCAGCGCGACGGGCGGCGATCCGACGCCGGCAGGTCAATTGGCGGGCAGGCCCTGAGCGCCCCACTCAAGCACGAGGGCCTGCAGCTCGTCGAAGCTATTGTCGCCGCTGGTCGGATCGCCAAACAGGCCGGTGAGCCAGAGGCCCAGGTAGCGCGGGTCGACCGGGACGACGATGTCGCCCTCGTCGTTGATCACGTCCTGGAGCGGCGCCAGCGGATCGCGCCCCTGACCCAGCACCGGGTCGTCGATCAGGCCTTGCTCGCTGCCGAGATTGCAGCGGTTGAAGGGCATGCGGATGTAGTTGCCGGTCGCCGCCTGCCCATAGGCGGTCTCGCGCTTCATGAGCAGATGCGCGCTCGAACCATAGGCTCGCGCCATCGTCGTCTCCTGCGGATGTTCGGGTAGTCAGGCGAGGGGTGCGTCGCTCTCGTAGTCGACGGTCACGGTGAGCGTCGCGCTCTTGATAGCCGGTGCGCCCGCGACCGCTTTGATCGCAGGCTCCGGTCGGCTATAGATTAGGCGATGGTGCCGTTCGTTTGCGGCTAGGCGGGCTTCTCGGCGAGGTAGAGGAAGCGAGATAGCCGACGGCTCATTGCAAGCTCGGCCCTGGTCGCGAGCAGGCGCTGCCGCTTTCCGAACCAGTCGGTGCCCTCCTCGCGTTCCTGGGCGGCGGCGCGACGAGCTCGGGCGGCGTGCAAGCGACCGGCGACCTCGGCGGTGGCGGCGGTCCGATCCTCGCGTCTGAGCAGAATGAGGCCGGCGGTCTCGATGGCCTCTTCGTCGAGCCCCGGCGGAACCACGAGAAACAGACCGATCCCGCCGCAGATGTCGAGCTCGCTCGTGGCGACCGCGCCGGTCAGAACGCTCGAATCGGTGAACAGGAGACGGCCGCCCCGCACGAGCAGACGAGCCCATTCCGATACTGTTCCGAGGCGGTCCGGGAGATGACTTATCGCATCGATGCAGAGGACGGCATCGAAGGCCCCGTTCTCGAAGGCAAGTCGGCCGCTGCAGTCCACGACGGCAAAAGTGGAGCGGTCCCCAAGCCCGCGCGCGCGAGCCTCGGCGTTGGCATGTTCAATTGCTATGGGCTCGATGTCGACGCCAGTAATCTGACATCCCGTGCGCTCAGCCAGCGCCAGCGACGGGCCGCCAGCACCGCAGGCGATGTCGATGACACGGCTGTCCGGCCCGAGCCGAAGATAGCGGGCGATCTCAGCCTGCTCGGCGGCGGTGCGCCAACCTGTCTGCCCGAGATCCTCGCCGTAGGCTTCGCATCTCACCTCGGCCGCGAGCTCGCCATTGAAGCGGCCATAGTGGCCGCCGTAGAAGTCGAAGCGCTCGTTCCCGCTGATTCCCTCTTGGACGGTCATAGGAGTCCGCTCCTGCAGGACTGCACGGCGCGCTCTTTCGGGCGACTCCACGTACATCAGTATGCCCAATGCTAAGGGAGCAGATCTCAGCTGCGTGTGAGCGGGTTCACACTCTCACGCTTTCTCGGCGAGGCAGTGGCTCAGGAAAGAGGAGCCTCAGTCTCGTAGTCGACAGTCACGATGAGCGTTGCCGCCTTAATCGCTGGTGCGCCCGCGACGGCCTCGATTACCGGCTCCGGTCGGCCGTAGGTCAGGCCGAAGGCGAGACCGCCGAGGGTTGGATCGGCATCGAGTGCGGCGCCGATCTGCTGGAGGAGGTCGTCGAAGGAGCTGTCCCGAACCACCCCGTTGCCCTCCTCGACGTAGACCTCGATCTCGACCGCGTGCTGGTAGTAGGTGCTCCCGAAGCCGCCGAGCGCCTGCTCCGGCTCGCCCGGGTCGCCGTCGCGCAGGATGATCAGGCCGCCGTCCGGGATCTTCTCGGACAGCGCGCTGTTGCGTTCGACGACGGCATCGGGGACCGTCTCGAGCAGCGCCTTGAGCGCCTCCAGCACCTGCTCGGCCTTGCTCGCCGGCATAGTGTCACTCCGACCGAAGCTGCTGCTCAATCAGTGCCGGCAGCTGCGCCGACAAGCGCTCGGCCGCACGGGCGACGTCGAGCCGCTTGCGCAGCTTCACCTGCGGCACGAGCAGGAACATCACCACGGTGGTCAGACCCTGGCCGCTGCGCCGGGCGCGCCCGGTCGCACGCCGGAAACCTCTAAGCTGGCCGGTTTGCCTGCTGTACGAGGCGCGCAATCCGTCCGCCACAAGCAGTGAGGGCCCGCTCTGCCGAGGCACGAATCGGAGCGGCCCGAAGCGGTGCTCCGGGAAAGTGCTCGGGCTGATCCGCTTGCCGTCGGTTCCCTTCCTCGGCGCGTTCTCGGTCGGGATCGCGAGAAAGCGCCCGCGCCTGCTCCGGATCACCGCGCCCTCATCGAAGGCGCGGATGATCTGCGGCGCCTTGGTGTAGACCAGGCTCGCGGCGTCGAGCTTCTGGTTCGGGTAGTGCCTGTCGCGCCAGCTGTTGGCGAGCCGCTGGCCGAGCCCGGCGCTCGCAACCTGCCGGCGGAGCTCGGTCTTGAGGCCGCGGCCGGCATCGCGGGTGCCGGTCGTCACGGCACGTTCGATGTTACGCGGCTCCACCTGCATGTCCGCCTGCAGGGAGCGGGCGAGAGCGGCAACCAATTTCATGGCGGCCTGTCCGTCGTGAGCGCGTGATGCTGGTCGTCGAGCCCGATCTTTATGGGCGCGCCTTCCTCTCCGCTCGGGCGGTCAGTCCCGCCGGTCGAGCCTGGAAGCTGCGTTGCGCGTTGCCCTGAAGAACATTTCGCGCAATGATCATGCCTACGACGTCGGGCATTCCAGATGAGGAGGGAGCCATGTGCCGACGGTCTGAGTACGACCTGTACGCGCGTACGAGCTCGAAGCCCGCGCGCACGAACTCCAAGCCTGCACGTTCCCTGGTGGAGGTTTTGCGCGACCTATTCCGCCCTCGCCGGCCGCAGGTGGCGCAGGCGGAAGTGGTTTCATTCCCGGCTGAGGTCGCGACCCGTACCGGCAAACAGGTCGACCGCGAAGGTTCCAAGGCGGCCTGACGCGCCACCCCCGCACCAAGCCTGCATCGGGCGCGAGGACAGGCAGGCCGATTCGGGCTTGCAGCATGCGAGGAGGGGTCATGCCGACTTGGCTCGTCCCCACGTTGAAGTGGGGCGGTATCGGTCTTGCGATCATCGCTGCCGTCGCCATCCTCTACGTGCGGTTCATTGCTGCCGCTCCAGCGCCGGAGGCCGGCGCTCCGTCAGGCGGGGCTCCCGTGGCGCTGTACTGGATTCTCTTCGGGATCGGCGTCGTGGCAGCCATCGCCGGGTTTGTTCTGGAGGGGCGAAAGAGGCCCACCTGAGCGCCGCCGCTTACGTCGGCCGCACATCGACTGTCCACACGAGCCGGTCGGGATCGCGCCGTTCCGGCTCGCCCTGGACGACGAAGGTCTCGCCGCCGACCATGAGCTGATCGTCGGGGCGCGGGTTGGCGACCTCGCTCGCCCGTACTTCGAAGGTTGCGGTCTCGGCGTGGATGCGTATCTCGCCGAAGCCCACGATCGTATCGGGGCGTCTGGCGATCACCCGCACGGCGATCGGGTCGCCGCCCGCCGGCGTGTAGAGGGCATCGATCCCGAACGCGGCGAACGTCGCGTCCACCGCGCCCTCGAACACCGTCATCAGGTGCGCTTGCCCTTGATCAGCACCCGCGGCCGCATGCAGATGGGCAAGGGGTTCGATTGCGTCCAGCCGGGCGCACGGAGGGTCGTCGGGCGCAAGGGGTACTTCGGGCGTCGTGGCATCCTTTGCCATTCAGACCCAGATCATCTGGTAGGAGGGCTGCGGCTCCTCCTGGACGACCATGGCGCGGCCGATAGCCATGATCAGGGCGACGATGCCGTCGATCCGCTCGGTGCTCTTGTCCTTGGCGGGCTTGAGGTTGCCGGCGGGGTCCTGGGCGACGGCGACGTTGGATGCCATCCAGCGGGTCACCGGGTTGCCGCCATGGGCGAGCTTCGTCGAGACGATCAGCTTCTCCAGTTCGCGCGTCGGCGCCGCCATGGAGCGAAACCCCTGCCTGAACTCGACCATGGTCGCACCCTCGTCCTGGAGGCGGAGCGCGATGTGGGTGGCGTTCCAAGGATCATAGGCGATCTCCTTGACCTCGAAGAGCGTGCTGTCCTGGCGGATACGCGCCTCGATGGCGCCATAGTCGACCACGTTGCCCGGGGTCGGCTCGATGAATCCCTGGCGTGACCAGAGGTCGTAGGGCACGCGGTCACGCTCGGCGCGCTTTCTCAGATTCTCTTCGGGCACGAAGTAGCGGGAGAGCACGTGCCAGAGTCCATCATCGTCCTCGGGCGGGAACACCCAGGCAAGCGCGGTGACGTCGGTCGTGGTCGAGAGGTCCAGGCCGCCAAAGCAGCGCCGCCCGCGCAGCTGCTCGAGATCGACCGGAGCAGCGCAGGCGTCCCAGGCCGCCATGTCGATCCAGCGCTCGGCCTGCTCGGTCCACTCGTTCAGATGCATGCGCCGGAACGCGTTCTGTGCGCCCGGAAGCGCGATCGCCTTCTCGGCCTTGCGCGCGAGATCGTCCTGCTTGACCGAGAGCCGGAAGTTCGGGTTCGCCTTGCGCCAGATCTCCGGATCGGTCCAGTCGTCGTTCTCGTCCGCTGCGGCGATGAAGGCGAACCAGCTGTCGTCCGGCACCGTGCCTTCCAGCACCTTGATCGCGTAGTCGTGGTGCTCGTAGCAGATGGAGTGCCGGTCGTAGCCGGCGGTGGTGATCTCGAACAGCAGCGGCTGGCGGCGGGCACCGGTGGCGGTGTCGAGCACGTCGACGACATTGCGGGTCTTGTGAGCGTGGAGCTCGTCGATCACCGCGCCGTGCACGTTCAGCCCGTCCATGGTGGAGCTGTCCGAGGACAGCGGCATGAAGCGGGAGGCGGTCGCCGGAACGTGCAGGTTGTTGATCAGAATGCCGACCCGTCGCTTGAGCGCCGGCGACGAGCCGACCATGCGCTTGGCCTCGTCGAACACGATGCGGGCCTGGTCGCGGGAGGTTGCGGCGGAGTAGATCTCGGCGCCCTGCTCGCCGTCGGCCACCAGCAGATAGAGGCCGATACCGGCCGAGAGCGTCGATTTGCCGTTCTTCCTCGGCACCGCGCAATAGGCGGTGCGAAAACGCCTGAGGCCATCGGAACGTTTCCAGCCGAACAGAGCGCCGACCACGAACGCCTGCCATGGAGCGAGCGCGAAGGTCTGCCCGGCCCACTCGCCCTTGGAGTGGCGAAGGAAGCCGAAGAAGTCGATCGCATGCTGCGCCGCTTGCGGGTCGAAGCGCAGCCATCTTGTGCCAACCGAGCCGAGGTCATCGAGGTGGCGCTCGCAGGCCAGGCGGACGAGGCGATTGGTGAGGACCTGTCCCTCGGCCACGGCTCGCGCGTAGGCGGTGACCGGGTCATCCCTGGATCCTGCCCTAGCCACGGTTTTGCAGGAACGTCTCGAAGGTGTCCTCGGGCGTCTTCTCGCCGACCCGGATTCTCGTGCGCGAGCTCGGGGTCATACCGAACTCGGCCGCGATCCGGACCATGATGTCGACCTGCTTGTTGGCGACCGCGACGTAAGGGCTCTGCATGGGGAAGCCGTTCGGCGACTTGATCATGGTGCCGTAGCGCTCGATCGAGGAGACCGCCTCGACCCAGAGCGCATGCGCCTGGCAGTAGGCGGCGAGCATGCCGCGATCGAGGCCGGTGAGCAGCCCGAGCTCCGCCAGCTCCTTCGACAGGCGCTTCCACTCCTTCCTGGCCTCGTCGCCGAGGCAGGCGGGGCAGGCCGGAACCCTGGACTCGGGCCGCGGCTCGGCGTGGTTCAGGCGGCGCTTGCCGGGGTTGCCGCGCAGCCGGACGACGTTGCTCGGCAGGGGCTTTCGTCCTCGCATCGGCGTCTCACCTTGGGAGTCCAAGCCAGACGATCATCAGCTCTCGCGCCATCCATAGGCGGCTCCAGTAGTCAAGTCGAAGAATAGCACGATCGGATCGATTTTCCTCTGGATAGATCCTCCAGAAGAAGCATTCATCGGGTCCGACAAAGACGCACGGAGCCCGAGATGATCACCAGGATTCATAAGCCTAACACCAGGTCGAGCCGGGATGCGCTGGCCGCCTTCGTGCAGAAGAAGGCCGAGATCGACGCGATGCTTACTCGACTGCAGGCGCTCAGCGACGATCACTTCGGCTACAGCCCCGACGAGATCACCTGGAGCCATCTCGGCACGCTGGAGCATTACGCCTCGCTCCTGAAGCGC